CCCTACATAGAATATATTAATATTAATTAATATAATAAATATAATAATAATTAATATAATATATCTATGTTCTTAACATACCTCCAAGGTTGTGAGCCTTGGAGGCTCCCACCAAAAACAAAACCAAAGGTAAACCCTGTGAAAGATCGGTATTACGATGGCATTGAGGACAATGGGGAGTACGAAGCACCGTGGACTTCGTACGACCATGATCTAGACTTCAACAACGATCCGGAGACTTGGTATGAACCAGAAACAGACTACGATTGGGCAGGCGAATACGAGGAGCCTGACGATGCAGATATTGATTAAGGGCTTTTTTTGGATAAACCTAATCCTGTGGTCTTGGATTGCGGTTATCCCAAGTACCCCAACACCAAACCGCGTACTGGCTTGGGTTGTGGTCGGCCTGTGGGCCGTGTTGATTGCTGTGGACACAACTGATCGGGAGGACGTAGCTCGATGAAAGTCAGATACGAAGAAGGCCAAATTCGCCTGAACCTGCACGATCTGCTGGCCTACGTTCAGCCGGATCAAAAGCAGGAACTGATCGAAAGCCTCGCCTGCGACGACGACATCATCACGTTCGTGACACAGCAGATTCTCGACAAGTACACCGAGAGCGGCTACAGCGGCGGCGCATATGTGGTTGCTTGCGCTGATCCGGTGAGAGGGCTGGATTGGGCGTGGCGCGAAGTAGCGCGGCGCAGCGGCGAGGTCGCCCAGCTCGAGATTGAACGCTTGGAGCGCGCTCTCAAAAGCAAGGATCAGGATATTCGGTCATTGCATGAAACGCTTCGCGAAGCACAAGACCGTGCGCGTAGTTACTGAAACCGTGACAGGAGGCGCATCGTGACTTGGCTTTACATCATCATCCTTTGGGCTGACATGGCGCAGCCTCGTCCTGTTCCTTTCCCGACGATGCAGGCTTGCCGTCAGGCGGCTCAGAAGATTCGTGACGAGCAGGACAATTTTCGCAATGGTTCGTTTATGGGCAGCATCAGTTTCTATTGCGTAAGCACTCCACCACAGGACGTAAGCCGATGATTTTCCCAACCGAAGCGATCATGGAACTTAACCGCGAGAAAGCCGCACTGAAGGCCGACAACGAACGGCTGCGCGGGTTGCTGCGGGAGGCGATCATGCTGCTGTTCGATTGGGATACGCTCAACTTCGGCAGGGCAGGCGATACCGTCCGCGAGACTAAAGAATTCTTGAAGCGGCTCGGCTACGACGGCACAAAGCCGTTCAGCGTAGCTACTGATCAACCGGACGTATGCCAGCACGGAATCCGCGCCCCTTGGGAGTGCAAAGAATGCGCGGACGCAGCGTGGGAAGCACATCAGCGAGCCGCTGACAAATCGGAAGGAGGCCTATGACCATCGGACGAGAAGTGGAACTTTTGGCCCTTGGCTTGGAAAAGGGCACGTCAATGAGGGACATTTGCCCAAAATGTGGAGGGGGTTCCTCGAAAGAGAAATCCCTGTCCATTACCATCAACGACGAAGGGTGGCTGTTGTGGAATTGTTTTAGGGCCTCCTGTGGCCTACAAGGGAGGCGATTGGCATGGGGGGTGGTAGGGCAGCCTACCCCCCACCCTAAAAAGCTCCCTAAAACGTTCTCCGGGGCCTTGGAAGGAATGTCAGATGAAGTGTTTTGGTGGTTTATTGAAAATTTCGCTGTTCAGCCGAGTACGTTAGAAAAGCTGGAGTGGCGTTCTGCTCCGGACTGTGATAGACTGTATATCCCTTACGTAGGGCCTAGAGGCCAGTTCAGGGGGGCTATTCTGCGAGAGTGGCAGTACAAGCTTACGCCGCGTAACTTGGTGTACAAGGAGATTTTGGATGAGCCGTTTATCGGGTGGATGCCCGAAACTGGGTCGGGGCCTCCAGTACTGGTTGAGGATGCTATCTCGGCTTGCAAGGTCTATCAGGCCGGCCTCAACGCGATCACGCTTTGTGGCACGCACCTATCGCTCCACATGGTCCGGGAGATCCTCACGAAGCACAAGGAGGCTATAATCGCACTCGATAAGGACGCTACGGCCAAGGCTATTAAGTACGCAGGAACTTACAGGCCGTTGCTGTGTCTAAAGATATGGAAGTTAGAAAAAGACCTCAAGTACGTAGAAGAAGAACGAATTAGAGAGGCGTATTATGGAAAAAAGGCTGATTTCAGCAGCCCTTAAGTCGAGAAAGGCTTTTGACGAGATTTTCTCGAAAGTAGATCCCGATAAATTCTCCGCCCAGGGGGCTTTTATCGGTAAAGCCATCAAGGAGTACTACGAACTAGACAACGATGCTAAAAGTATTGATGTAGCAGTCGTCAAGAACCGTGTAGGTGAGTCAGTAAGGAACGACAAGCACGTAGCTGCTATCCACGACTACCTAGACAGCCTTGATCCCGAAGTATCAATCCCGAACCTCGCTCACGATATTAAGCTGTTCCAGCAGCTACGGCTAGGCGACGAGCTTAGCCTAGCCCTAGTGAACAGGGAAGAACCTAACAAGATTCGTGAGTTGATGGCCCAGTATGAAGACCTTTCACACTCAAAAGAAGAAAAAAGTGAAGAAGAAATCTTCCACAAGAAGTCCGTCAAACAGCTCCTTGAAAAGTCATTCGATCCAACCCGACAAATCAAGCTCTCCCCCCGAGAGCTTAACGATAGATGTGATGGCGGGGCACGGCCCGGACACCATATTCTTGTATATGCTCGACCCGAGATCGGGAAGACGCTCTTCGCTCAAAATCTCTGCGCAGGGTTTTTGCGCCAAGGCTATCGTACGCTCTATATTGGCAATGAAGATCCTGCCAGCGACATTCTGCTTAGATTTATCTGTCGACTGAGCAAGATGACCAAGGCGCAAGTACGGGAGAACCCTGATGAAGCGGAGCGACGATCTTTTGCGAATGGCTATGATAACTTGGTTGTCGCAAGTCTTGCACCCGGCAACTTTTTTGAGATTAGAAAGTTGGTTGAGAAACACAAGCCCGCAGTTGTTGTACTTGATCAGCTCCGAAATCTCGAAGTTAACTCGGAATCAAGAGTCCTTGCCCTCGAAAAAGCTGCGACGGAAGCTAGAAACCTTGCTAAGCGACATTCACTACTTGTCGTATCTGTTACCCAAGCGGGAGATTCAGCGGAAGGCAAGGCAATCCTTGGACGAGACGACATTGACTTCAGCAAGACAGGAATCCCCGCCCAAGTCGATCTGATGATCGGCATTGGCGCGGACCCTACGATGGAGCAGCACGGCATTAGGACCATCAGTTTACCGAAAAACAAGCTTAGCGGACGACACGACCATTTTGTTGTAACAATCAATCCCGCTATCGGGACGGTGCAAGGTGCGTAAGATAACTAGGAATTCCGCAAAGTGCGTGGGGTGCGGTACGGAGATTGTGTCCAAGCACGGCCACGACTTTCGTGGTCACTCCTGCGAGTTTATTGAGGGCAGGACGTTTTACGTAGACGGAGGAAATCACTACCTGAGGCGGGTATATGACAGCAGCGAAGACTTCATTGACACAAGTACCTACGACGCCTCTCCCGAGATTCATCAGCCATCCGAACCCGGAGATCTTTCTAAGTGACAACTACGCAGTCATTGACTTTGAAACTACAAATTTCGACAAAGGATCTGCACTTGATTCGCGCAATCGAATCATCCTTACCCATTGTCGATTGGGCAAAGATCACCCGCAATATTCTGGAGCAGGAGGAAGAACGTTCATTGGATCTGAAATTGAGCAGGACGCTCTCCAACAGGCAATTAGACAAGCTGATTTCTTTGTTGCTCATAATTCGAAATTCGAGTTGCAGTGGCTTAAACGGGCAGGTACAGACCTGCGAACTTGCCTACCATACTGTACCCAAATCGGAGAATACGTCAGGGCCGGAAATCGGAGAGTCCCCCTCGGACTTGACGCCACGGCTCGTAGGTATGGCTTCGGAGGTAAAAGTGCTCTAGTAAATGCCTTGATCAAAGGCGGCGTGAATCCTGAGGACATTCCGCTTCGCCTTCTTGCTGAGTACTGCGCTGATGACGTTCTTCTGACCGAACAGATCTTCCTAAAACAACGACAACTAATGAGGGAAGAAGGTCTATTGCCAGTGTTCTACTGCCGCAATATCTTCACGCCTGTGTTAGCTGACATGGAATTTGAGGGACTACAACTTGATCACGAAAGAGTTAATGACGAGTATCGAAAGCTATCTGGACAATTCGCTGAAGCTAAACGAGAACTTGATCGAATCACTGGTGGAATTAATCAAAATTCACCAAAACAACTCAGAGCTTTCCTCTACGACACCCTCGGGTTTAGACCTCCTGAGGACCATCGAGGAAACCCTCTCAAAACACCGGGAGGCGACCTTGCTGTCGGTAAAGGAGTTATTGGACTCCTCAAAGCTGAAAACGCTAGACAGAGTGAGTTCCTTAGCGCTTATCGACGGATTGTGCCACTTAAGAAACGAGTTCAGATAATCGAATCAATGCAGCAGTGCTGCGAGGAAGATAATGGTAAAGTTTTTGCATCGTTTAACCAGACGATCACGCAAACCCATCGTCTCAGTTCCAGTGGTCGCAAATGGGGCTTTCAGTTCCAAAACTTCCCACGAGCCTTTAAACCCCTATTTCGAGCTAGGGATGCTGGCTGCGTTCTGGTCGAGGGAGACGCTCCCCAATTGGAGTTTCGAGTTGCCGCAGAGTTGGGAGGGGACGACCGAGCAATTAGAGCAATTTGCAATGGGGTGGATGTTCACCAACTCACATCCACAGTTATGGGAATCGGAAGGACGGAAGCTAAGCCTTTTACCTTCAAACCCCTATACGGCGGAAACTCAGGTACCAATAAAGAACGGGCATACTACGACGCTTTCCGACGGGAATACGCAAGTATTTACAACACTCAGAAAGGATGGGTATATAAAGTTCTTGCTGATAAAGCTCTCCGAACATGGAGTGGCCTTGTCTTCTATTGGCCTGACACTCAGCTACAACGCTCGGGGTACGTCACGAACACGCCCTCTATCTTCAATTACCCAGTCCAAAGTTTGGCAACAGCCGATATCATACCAATCGTCGTCACAGCACTATGGCACCGCCTTGGGGCAGCGGAACACAATGTTCAGGGAAATATTCGACTAGTTAACACTGTTCACGATTCTGTTATTGCGGAAGTACCTAAAGATATGCTACAATATTACCGTGAACAATTAATAGCGGCTTTTACGTCGGATGTTTACGGTATTGTGGAGAAGCTTTATGGGAAATCGCTTAAAGTTCCCCTTGGCGTTGGCATCAAATATGCCGAGCATTGGGGAGAAGGGGAAGAAGAAAAGGTGGAGTCTGTGGAAAAAGTCAACGCGTACCTATCGAGTAATTTGGGCAACAACACTAACGGAGCTTGAAGGTGAAGTAACACGATTCATGCGAAATAAAGAAGATGTGGAATTCGTTGGTACCCCGTTCCGGGATATCGGTTGGTTCCAAGCAGTAGTGTTTACGGAGAAGAATTAAAAATGCAAGGCGTAGTTAAGTTCATCAACGAGAAGCCGTACAACGGCAAGATGCTTTACTCTTTCAAGCTTGCCAACGACGACGCACTTTATATGTGCGGCGGCGACAAGCCCAACATCAGCAGGGGAGACTTTATCACGTTCGAGTCCAAGGCTAATCCACGGGGACAGCACGTTGTAAACCTGAACTCCATTCAGGTAAAGCAGTCAGAAGTAGTGGAAGCCAGCACCACTCGTGTGTCGGGCACAGCGGGCGGCAAGGAGACGTACTGGGACAACAAGGCCAAGTCTGATGACCAGCGACAGAGCAAGATCGAGTGGCAGGCCGCGCGTAATAGCGCTATCGCTGCTGCGGATCTGGTGCTGAAGCACGGCGGTCTGAAGATGCCAGCCAAGGAGTCTGCTAAGTACGACGTTATTCTAGCACTGGTCACTGACCTGACCAACACGTTCTACGAGGAGACAAAGACCCTAGGCGCTAAGCCAAAGGCCCCTGCTCTGGAACTGGAAGCTGATGTCGCTGCCGCTGATAGCAGCGAAGAAGGAGTTGATTGGGATGCTTGATAATAAAGACACTGAAGTCAAGGCCGCTGTGTACGAGAATTCCAAGTACACAGTCAACATCATCCGAGTGCCGGATATGTATTTCGATACGTACGGCGTTATCAATAAAGATACCAAGGTAATCGAGCAAATTCACCCCAATCTTTATAACGCCAGAAAGATCGCTGACCAGTTCGACAAGTGGCTTCTCACCGGTCCAGATGCCGATGACGAAGAAATTAGCGGCGAATTCGATATGTTCCACGGAGCTATGAACTGATGAAACTACTTATGTTATGCCTGTGCGTCGTAGGCGTAGTGCTTGCGGTCCTTCAACGCGACTTTGCAGAGCTGGGCTGGGCTGCGTCTACGGGAGTCTGGTCTTATCTGGCGCTGAGTAAGTAAAGTGAGTAAGCCCATCCTCCTTATCGACGGAGATGGGCTCCTCTACAGATGTGGATTCGCTGTAGAGAAGACCCGTTACGCTGTTCAGGTAGATGACTCCAAATTCATGTTCGTAGATAGCATGGCTGAAGTCAAGAAAGCCGTAGGAGAACTAACAGAAGATAGGTATGTGATATGGTCTAGGAAGACCTGTGAGCCTGTGCAGAACGCTATGTTCCTAGTCAAGAACGTAATCAACAAGCTCTATGATAGGTACAGTGGGTACCGCATGGAGATATATCTAACGCCATCAGTGGGTAACTTCCGTGAGCAAATCGCAACAACGCTCAAGTACAAGGGCAACCGGGAAGCGCAGCAGCGCCCAAAGCACTACAAAGCCCTTGCCGAGTATCTTGTATCTGACTTTGGTGCACAATATTCTCGGGGTCAAGAAGCAGATGACGACCTTGGGATACGAGCTACTGTTCTGGAAGGATCTGTTATTGTCAGTTTGGACAAAGACCTCGACCAAGTCCCCGGAAAACATTACAACTGGGTCAAAGAAGAAGAATATGACATCAGCAAAAAAGAAGGACTCCTCAACTTTTACAGCCAAGTTCTTTCTGGAGACCCCACAGATAACATTCAAGGCCTCACCGGAATTGGACCTGTCAAAGCCCGTAAGCTGCTCGGAACCGCAGCTTCAGGTAAAGATTGCTGGGAAATTGTACGAGCTGCCTATCAAGGTGAGTTCGGTGAAAGTGGAACATATCGAGCCATCGAAAACGCCCGGCTCTGTTGGGTGAGGAGAGAACACAACCAGATTTGGGAGCCGCCAGTATGAGGGTGCTAGTATGCGGAGGCAGAGAATTCTCCGACCTAAAGTTGTTTACTGATACCATGACTAGAATAGACGGAGACGACTTCGTAATAGATATGGTAATACACGGAGGGGCCAGAGGCGCTGATTCTATGGCTAGTTCTTGGGCGCGCTATAGAGGAAGGGAAGAAGTTGTGTGCCCCGCTAATTGGGACGCACTCGGCAAGAGAGCGGGAGTTGTTAGAAACAACACTATGTTGAAGCTACGGCCCGATCTAGTAGTAGCATTTCCCGGAGGGAAGGGCACAGCCCACATGGTAATGCTAGCCGAGGCAGCGGGACTGCCGGTTACTAAGATAACGGAGACTGGTGATGGGCAAATCTGGCAACCCCCCGCCTAAGGAAAAAAAGAAAGTCAAGTGGTTCTTTGAGGAGAGGGACGACGAAGAAGTGTGTCCGCTGTGTGAAGGTCTGGGTGGAGAACACAACGGAGACGAGTGGTACGACTGCGAGCGCTGCGAAGGGACGGGGGTAATCTACATTGGCGAAAAGTAACGACTTCAAATCTGGACTAGAGCGAACGATGTTCGCCTTTCTTGAGAAAGAGAAGGTCAAGGTAAGGTACGAGCCGGAGTCGTTTACCTACAAAAAGCGTACAGTAAGGACATACTGCAGTGACTGCAACTCAAAAAACACGTACAAGCTTGCTAGGTACACGCCGGATTTCAGGATTGGCAAGAACATTTACATTGAAACCAAAGGACGATTTACCGCTAGTAACCGAACTGCTATGCTGGACTTTGTTGCTTCCCATCCTGAGTTTGACCTTCGTTTTCTGTTTGCTATGGATAACTATACTACTTCCAATCGCATTGATCGGTATTCTGATTGGTGCGTTAAACACGGGCTAACATATGCAATCAAAGATATACCAGAAGAATGGCTCGAAGACGCGCGCAAGCAACTTACAGGTGGGGGGTAATCACTATAAGACCTTCGCAATACAGCCTGCTGAGTTTATCCATAAAAATAAGTTGGGGTTCCTAGAAGGAAATGTAATCAAGTACGTGTGTAGACACGGCGCGAAACACGGCAAAGCTGATCTGGAGAAAGCCCGACACTACATTGACCTAATTTTAGAATACGAATATGGGAAGACAATCTGAAGAAGAAGTCAAAAGAAAGCGACGAGAGTATATGCGCAGATGGCGAGCAGAGAACCCGGAGCTTTCTAAGCAGAGGCAGAAAAATTGGTACCACAATAACAAAGAACGTGCTGCTGCGATTAACAGAAAGTCGCAGGGCGTACCGGAAGCAACAAGACCTAAGCCTGAAATTTGCGAATGCTGCGGCAAACCTCCTACCGCTCGCGGATTTAATAGAGACCATTGCCATATTACCGGAAAATTTCGCGGATGGTTGTGCGACAATTGTAACACCGGGATAGGTAAACTAGGCGACAATAAGGAAGGACTGCAAAAAGCTTTGAACTATCTACTGGAATGGGAATATGGCACTACTAAAACTAACAGAAGCCGAACTACGATTCGTACTTGAGACGCTTGATGGGGCTAGGGAGGAGTTCGAGGAACTGGTCAAGACAGAGGACTGGTACGTTACAGAAATGGATGAACGCTGTCTAGCAGCCTACAACATCATGAAGTACGCAGAAAAACAAGAGGAACGCAATTGAAGCTCCCGTACAATTCTGAGCGAATCCTAGTGATTCCAGATCTCCAAGCTCCGTTTCATCACAAGAGTAGCATCCCGTTTCTCTTGGCAGTGGCGGACAGGTATCAACCAACAAAGGTGGTAAGCATCGGTGACGAAGTGGATCAGCACGCTCTCAGTCGTTATCCTCACGATCCTGATGGCCTCTCTGCCGGAGCAGAGTATAAGCAAGCCACCAGATTTATGCGCGAGCTATACGACTGTTTTCCCGAAGTCCGTGCGTGTTACTCAAATCACACTGACAGAATCTTTCGCAAAGCGTTTGAAGCAGGAATTCCCCGCGCTTATCTTAGATCAATCAGGGAGTTCATGGGGGCTCCTGATACATGGGAGTGGCGATCCGAGTGGCGAATTTGTGACATTATTTTTACCCATGGCGACAGCGCCAAAGGCACTCAGCCTCACAAACTCCTTGCTCAATCAAACCTGTGCTCTACCGTTATTGGCCATCACCATTCCACGCCGGGAACTGCTTACATAGCCAATAGAACCAAGGTAATCTTTGGCATGAATGTTGGGTGCTTAATTGATAGGGATGCGTATGCCTTCCACTACACGAAGTATAATCGCTACCAGCCTGTCCTCGGTTGTGGAGTTATTATACACGGCGTTCCTCAGTTCATCCCTATGCAGACGGATGCCAAAGGACGATGGACGGGGCGGCTGTGATTCACCCTCGCTTTGTGGAGCGGTTGGGGAAGATCTACGTAGACAAGCTGCTAAAAGACAAGATGCTTGCAAGAGAGTGGTCTCACAGGTTCTTGCCGCAGGAGCTAGTCGATCCCGTAGCAGCGGCGGCTAAACAAATCTTAAAGAAGCGCGGCTTCAAGGTGCTAGAGTGAATGGCGAGACCAAGTCTGACAGCAATAGCCTATGACAAAAAAGGGCGTGTTCTAAGTGTAGGCCGCAACTCCTACCTTAAAACACACCCTTTGCAGGCTCGTATCGCACACGAGCTAGGTGAAGATGCTAAGATTTATTTACACGCTGAGGTAGCTTGCCTTGTCAAAGTTAAAGACTGGTCTAAAATTCATCGAGTTGTTGTTACTAGGTTTGATGCTAGTGGGAATCCTGTACTTGCTAGGCCTTGCCGCATTTGTAGGCGCGTTCTGGAGCTGGCTGGGGTTGGGCTAGTCGAACACACCTAGACATTGTCATCCAGATCAGGAACATCGTCGTCGAAATCTTCTGGTTCCAGATCGTCAAACGAAAGTCCCCCCGGCCAAGCAATTGGACCGGGGGTTTTCTTTATGTGTCGGACTGAGTCCTGCGCCAGTACCTGATTCCCACAGTAGCGAGGAACATAGACAGCAGCAGTCCTTGATACCATAGTGGTGTCCCCTGTAAAGCGTCAAATCCGTCTCTAACGTACTTAGCTCCACTAGGAATAAACGCCAGAATGGCGGGGATGGAAACAACGATGAGTGTGTACTCGTCCTTCCAAGAAGTTGCCGCCTGTTTGGCGAATTCCATTTCCCAATTCATATCAGCCGTGAGTCCCATCTTGACTAGCTCCACCTTACGTTGGTGGACAGCCTCAGCGTACTCGGCCTTCTGCCTGCGCTCTTGTGAGCGAAGCTCTTGCCTAGCCTTGAGGTAGTCTACTACTGGAGTAGCTAGACCCGAAGTGACCCCTTTGATGATGTCTAAGATTCCGGCCATTGTC